GCATTCACTTGCTGCGTTTATCGCACCCGACCAGTTCAAGTCGTATGACCAGCTCAAAGCTCGGCTCGATCGAGTGCTCGGCTTGAAAGCTGGTGCTGCTTCTCGTGATGAGGATGTTCGTCAGGATACTCCTCCTGCTCCAGTCGCTGAGCCAACTGTTGGTAAATCAGCGAAGGCATCTTGGGATGATAACGAGGATGACGATAATCTCGCCTTCTTCGAAAAACTCGCCGAAGACGACGAATAATAATGGTGGGGAGCTTCGGCTCCCCATTCATTTAATTACGATGACGAACTTATGCGGTCGTAGATAATGCCTTGCCTATTGCTTTGTTCATAGTTGAGTCTGCATTCATACTGTTAGGCAATAATCTAGATATCCTTAAATTTTCTTGACCACCAGTGTCAACT